TAATGGATACATTAGTTGAAGAGGGTGTCATTGAAGATGACCATTATGATTTTGTTACTGAGATTACCACAGAGTTTGGTGGTATTAATGATGACAACTATGTTGTTGTAGAAATAAAGGGAGAAGAACATGTCACTAAATAAAAGCAAGGACATTAAAGAGATGCGTAAGTTTGATGTTGACCTAGAGTTTGGTCAGCAGTGGGAAAAGTATGTAGATGAGTTGTTCTCTGGTGCTAAGAAGTGTGAGATTAAAACAGAGAGAGACACATGGGCCAAGACCGGCAACATATGTATTGAAGTTGAAAGCTATGGTAAGCCATCAGGGCTAGCCAGCACAGAGGCTGATGTTTGGGTACACAATCTAGTTAAAGACAATGAGTTGTGTGCTAGTCTTGTGTTTAATACAGACAAGCTACGCAAAGTAATCGAAGAGATGAAACCTTTTACAGTCTATGGTGGTGACAACAAAGCATCTAAGCTACACCTAGTAGATATAACTAAACTACTTAATGCTATCGCAACCTAGTAATTAACAAGGCATTGCTTCCAGCAGTCCTAACAACACTAAAACCTGTGCCGAGTATAGACTTAACAAAATTTTCTATTTCGGCATGGGTAAATCCTTTCTGAAAAGTTCCCTTGCCTTTTGAAATAACACCATCCTGATAAGGAATAGGGTTTACTAAAGAATTTAAGTCAGTATCTTTTCTAGTAAGAATAACTGCTTTACCACCCACCTCTAAACTCTTGCCTATAGTTTGAACAGCCTCTACTCTTTCAGCCATTGGTAGTACATTTAACACAGCATTGCTTATAACACCTTTATACTCATTAACTATTTGATTTGGTGAAGTGTATGTAGGCACAAAACCTTTCTTAGCATAAGGCTCAAAAGAATCAAAGCCAAACTCTTTAGTAGCTATGCCCAATCCAGCACCATAATCTAGTATGTCTGAACCCTTAACACCTTTAAAGTGTTTGTCCATTACCTTCCTGTATGTTGCTATAGTGTTAGGCACTTGAGTGTCTCCGGACTTGCTCAGGTCATAGCCCTGCTCTGCCATTTCTATGTCATTGTCTATGCTTTTCTGCATCTCAGGAAACACTTGTGTCTCCATGAATCCATTACCTGTACCCATTGCACATACCTTAGGCATTAGTCATCTCCTATTGCTTCTGCACCTAGAGCACCAAGACTACCTCTAAGTATTAAATCATAAAATTCTTCAGGTCCTTTAGCCATTGTACCTGCAAGACCCTCACCATATAGAGATGCTATAAAGTCATCAAGAGTACCAACAACAGGACCACCCATGTATGAGGCCAGTGAAGTCTCACCAACCAATGGTATACCAATAGCACCTACTAAATCAAGAGGGTCACGCTCATAGTCACTACCCCTAATCTCATCTTTAATTGCCATAGCTAATGCAGCAGCACCTAGTGCTGTTCCAATCGCAGCTAGAGTAGACATTTGACCCATCAGGTCTGCTGTACAACTTTTTGGATTCATCTTTCTTATTGCTCTTTTAGCAATTGTATTGCCAAACAATATAGGAAAAGATTTTAATTGTGAGAACAATTGATAGTCAGGGTTTGACATCCAAAGTGGTCTGTTAGTAGCAAGTGGTTCAAGAGCAACATCAGTTATCATCTTACGCATCCAAGGCAACATCAAATCTCTTACTCTTGTTTGTGTACCATCACTCTTTGTTATAATTGTGTTGAGGAAATCATCATTGATTATGTCAATCTTATTTCCACCCGCTCTGTATATAGAAGCAAAGTCTTCTATGGTCATACCATTTTCTCTAAGCTCTGACTCTAATCTCTTTCTTCTAGCAGGCTTCATTCTTTTTAGTGCCTTAGCCTCGCTCTCTATTCTTTTAAGTGCAGCAGTTGCAGCCCATCCACGAACAAAGTTAGTGTACTGAGTTAAAAACAAACCAGCAGGCATCCTAAAGAATACATTTACAAATCTATTAGCATCACCTGCAAACATCTTCTCAGTTCTTTCTGTATTCTTAGGGTCTAAAGCAAATCCTGTGAGCCTAATCAAATCTCTAGCAAAGTTTGATGTAGCACCCTTACCAACACCACCTGAATAAAGACTACGCTTAATACCTGCAAGAGCATGGACAGCCATGGTAGGTGCAGCCTTTAATGTGTTAGCAATACCATTCCTTTGTATTACCCACGCAGGTTCTGTGATAGAAGATATGGTAGCCATTCCAAGATACTTAACTGTAGCTACTGCTGCTACTTTTCTCATCAGGTCTTGTCTTGCTCTGCCTGCATCATCCTGAGGTCTTTTAAATGTGTGGTGTACAGCATCATACAAGTTCCACATTTGCTGTGCATCCTTGTTTCCTATTACCTTATTCTTTAGTAAGTAGTTAATGTCTTCATTTAATCTGTTGGCTTTGTCTGAGCCAAACGCTTGTGCGGATGCAAGTCGTGTAGATGTATTCATCAAGTAGTCATTGATAGAAGACATAGGACTCTTGCTTCTAAACTCATCTGGAATTCTACTAAACCTAGCGTCTCTTTGTTTTTCAAATGATGGTCTGTCTACACCAGTTCTATTGTCTGAACCTCTTATCTGCTCTGATGTCATTATTGCTGGGTCTTGTCCATTAAGCACTGCATTAAGTATGTCTTGCTTAATAACATCATCTGTTATTCCAACACCCTTCTGTCTATTACCATTACTGTCTATGTAGCTTTCACCTAAGGTCTCCAAGAAACGCTCAGGGTTAGCCTCAACTGCTTCTCTGTCCCAGCCACGAGTCAAGTAATCTTTTTGGTATCCAATCTTTAGACCATCCTTACCTAATGTTTTAGATAAAGACTTATAAACATTGTCATAGTTTTTTCTAGTGGCAGCAATGTCATTATTTAATTCTTTAAACTGTTCTTCACCAAGTTGTTTTCTAACTTCGGCTGCAAGAGCAGGGTCAATCTTTTGTTCCATACCTTGTCCAAAGTACTTGTCAATGTTTTGACCTACCTTGCTGCCCATCTTACCTACCAGTGGATAAGAGCTTTCCCACTTGTCTCTTATGTTAGCAAACGGTACAACAAACTCACTGATGTTTAAGTTCTTTAACGCATTAAAAGAAAGTTCTGATTGAAATTCTCCTGTGCCACTTTCGGCAGGAGCAAATCTTCTTAGTGTTCTGTCAAGACGATAGTATGCCTCACCAGTCTTGGTGTTTGCACGCTGTCTTTCTATCATGTCAGTAGACCTGTTGAGCAAGAAGTCTGTAGTTCCTGTCTTTAGGGCTTGTAGTTTAGTTTTAGGAAGTCTAGTAAAGTCTACTCTATTAGGTATTACATCTTCGACAGGTATTAGTTCTTTTATTTTAGCATCTAGTTCAGGTCCTTCATACTTGTCTAGAAGTTCTTGGTATTGTTTGTCGTAGTCTTTTACTCCTACAGCAAACTCATCGCCTGCTTTTTGTAGCTCGCCTAGGTTATAAGCATCTAACCCACGCTGTGCTTGCTTGGCTTCTCTTTTATTCTGAGTAGCATCTTTGTATCCAGAGATAGAACCAAATGATGTACCACCTGCAAAACCTGCTGCTGATTGTCCTAATGTCTCATCCCAACTTAAGTCTTTTCCTTTTGTTTTAGATGTGAGTTCAGCTATTATGTTTTGAGTACCCTCAGTTCCTGCTTCATACAGTCCAATAGCTGCAGACTTTTTAAGTCCAGTGAAGAATGCATTTGCAAACTGAGTCTTTTCATAGTTGTTTAGTTTACTAGCCCACTGAGTCAGCTGCTCTTTGACATCTATCTTAGAGCCGGGTGTAAATCCTTTAGCTACCTTACCGGGAGCAATAGAGTCTAGTGCTGTGTTAAGTGCAGTTGCAAAAAGAAGATTGGCTTTCTCTCCTGCATCAAAGTCTTTTACTTCTTTGCCTGCATTTTTTACATGTGTTCTTCCAACATCATCTAGGTTCAATAGACCACGAAACAAGCCAGCAGTTGCTATGGTTGCTCCAACACCAAGACCTGCCACTGCTGCTGCTACTGATGCAGCTACTGTAGCACCCATGCTTGCTGCATTTTCTGATGCTTTTTCAAGTGCCCAACCTACCTTATCCCAACCCTCTGCTTCCAAAAAGCTAGTGTCATACTCAGGCTGGTAATCTTTTTTTCCTAGTTCACCAGATTTTTCTAGATGATTACCCCAGTCAGATAAGAAAGTACTAGTCCCTAGTATTTCATCAACAGTCTGAAGAGAGCCACCAAATTGTATTTTAAAATTATCCCAGCTAGTAGCAAGAGAGTCATTCTTTTTAGATGGTCCGAATGGGTCTCCTGAAACACCAGCAAAGGGGTCTGTTGACATACCAGCAAAGGGGTCTCCTCCACTGTTACCAAACAAATCCTCTTCTTCTTCTAGACCAAACAAATCAGCCATACTTACTTACCTCCTAAGTGAAATCCCACCAGCTTTTTTCTTCCTCTTCCTCTGGATTATCTATTTGTTTCCTAGGGTCTTTGTCTGGATTTCTTGCATAATAAAGTGCTTTAGCATTTTCAAAAGTAGGTAGTTGTCCTGCCATTGCAAGCTCATGCATCAAAGCATTGATGGCATTACCTCTAGCTTGGGCTGCTGCTGATTTTTCATCTTTCTCCATTCCACCAAATCCTAATATGTTATTACCACCATCAATATATATTTGTTTAGTAATTTCAGATGGACTTAGAATCATATTCTTTAGTGCGGTATAGTTTTTTGCATTGCCTTTTGCAGATGCTGCTGCGTTAGCTGCCCATACCTTAGCAGGCATGTCTACTGCTGCTCTTCCTTTGGGTGTCCTGCCATAGTAATCCATAAGCTGTCCTAGTCTCATAAGCCTAGTGTCAGCCTTATCACTACTCATACTTTCCATCCACCACTTTGGGTCTTTTATATTGTTTGTTAGCTTTTCCATTTTGCTAACTTCTTTAGGTGCACTGTTTAACTGCTCTCTTCTTTGAGCATCATTCATGTATGCAGGTTCAGTTTTTTCTTTAGTCTCTGTTGTAGTGTCATCACCACCTAACATACCCATTAACTGTGTCAAGCTAAGTCCTGCACCTCCTGCCCAAGATGTTAGTTTCATTGGGTCAAGCTCCCACTTTCCGGGATTAGCTTTGTTCCAAGCAGCTTGTTGTGACTTGTTCATTATAGGATACTTTGGCCTTTCAGGCTGATTAAATCTTTTAAACAATTTATTCTTCAAACCTGCTAATCTTTTTATATTGTCAGGGTCTTTTATTCTATTCTTTGCGTAGTTAAATCCACCTCTTATAAAGGGTGCTGCTAAAGCAAGTCCACCTGCTGCTAACTGTGTTCCTCTACTAACTGGCTCAATGCTAAGTCTTTGAAGAGGCTCTTCTTTAGGAGCACCTTCCATAGAAATTTGTGGTGCTGCATTGTTTTGCCATGTACTACCTATAGGGCAACTACCAAAAGCTCCCGGAACTACTTGACCGTTATCATCTCTTACACAAGGCATTACTTGTCTCCTTTATTAAATTTCATTATCTACCCCCTACCAATTGAAAGTTGGGAGGTCCGTAGCTAGTATATCCCGGTGCTCCACCCGGACTAGCAAACACAGTAGGTGCTGGTGTTGGTCTAGGAGCTGGTGGTCTAAATATGCTAGGTATACTAACTGTAACTGGGGCTGGTTTTGGGTTGTCATCTACTCCTAAATAGTTTGAACCAATCATCATGTCATCTGCCAGCAATCCTTTTTTAAACATTTCATACATTTCTTTTCCTTCTTGGTTTCCACTGTCTTCATTAATAAAAGAAGGTAAAGGCTGTGGATTTACAACAGGCTGAACAACTGGATTTGCAACAGCATCTTGATAAGCTATTTCACTAGGAGACATATCAAGTGTAAATGGATTAATCTGTATGTTTCCAGCATAACCAGTTGTTGTTGCTGGTGGAGAAACTGCTTGAACAAATCCAGCGTTAGCGTTACCAGTATTACCAGAACTAATAAAATCATAACCATATTTAAACAATTCATCAAAGCCAACTTTAGGAGTTGGTGAGTAATTGTCACTAGGATACGTCTGTCCAAGGTCTATTGTAATACCATTCTGCGACATAGCGTCTAGGTCTGACTGTGTTAAGTCTCCTAAAGGAGTTTTTACTACAATCTCTTCATCCTTTGGGTCATAAAATATACCACCCGGCTCAAACAACTCAGGGTTTGTTCCCTTAGCTTGTTCTTTTGGAGTCATGGGTTTAGATACAATTAAGTTGTCTTCGTCATATGGGTCACTTGTGGTTGTTACAAGGTTAGAACCATCCCCATAATCAGCAGGAAAACTAGGCATGAAAGTCTGATTTGATTGTACTAAATCTATTTCTGGCACAGTTCTTGGGTCTACATATATACCTCTGTATTGTTGTGTCTCTTCATTAGGATTTCTCATAATGTTATTAGGTAAAGAACCACCTACCATCTGGTTGGCTGTTTTAAAATTACCTTGATTAGATTGAGAACCACCATAAGCAAATGCACCATCATCATTAGGATTCATGTCATACGAGCCTTCAAACACTTGCTCTTCACCACCTATCATTGTAGGAGATGTCATTGTGTCATATATACTAGGTCCAACTGGGCTCATAGCATTGTTAGCACCTACTGTATACTGCGTGCCATATATACTAGGTCCAACTGGGCTCATAGCATTGTTAGCACCTACTGTATACTGCGTGTCATATATACTAGGACCACCAGTAGGGCTAAATCTTTCCATTCTAGCATTATCAAATCTAGCTTGGTCTGCTGCACTTATTGTTCCGTTGTTTGTATAGTTAGGTAATCCAATGTCTGGTCCTTGGTCAGCTTGGCTTACAAGAAAATCAGGATTCATACCATTAAATCCCGGCATGCTGGCTTGCTTAGTTGAACTTACTTCTGTTCCTGTTCCGGGGAATAATGTGCTAGGTGCATCTCCGGGAGCAATTCCCATTTCAGCTATTGTCTCAGCATAAGTTAAATCATTGCCCCCATTGCCAGTTCCAGTGCTATTGCTAGTGTTGGTGTTAGTGTTATTGCTAGGAGGTATCTGTGGAACTCCATCTGGCATAGTCACAGGTGGTAAAGTAATAGCAGTGTCTGCAACTCCCGGCTCAACAAACCCTTCACCAAACTGTCCTTCATAATAGAGGTTAGGACCCGGAGGTGTACCATACACACCATAATCCATAGGAAGTCCTTGACCATATGTATACTCAGGAACTCCACCCGGTCCTTCGTAGTTAAACAAAGATGCGTTGTTAAATGCTTCCATGCTTGGGTTGTATATAGTGCCTGATGGTGTACGCTGTCTTAAATCTTGTGACAAGAAAGGGCTTGAAGTAGTTGCAGTATTATTGGCAACAAAATCAGGACCAATGTTTCCCGGTCTAGGTGTTACATTAGAATCAGTTTCAAAATCTTCTGGAAACATGGCTATACTAGAGTTGTAAGGAACTCCATCTAGACCATACTTCCATCCTGCGTCTGCCATCTCTGGAGTTATAGTAGTAGGTCCTTTAAACTCGTCTTTAAGTGAATCAAACATGTCGTTTATTTTGTAATCAACATACACATCAGTTGCATAGTTTTTAACAGGGTCAATTACATTGTCACTTAACCATTCCGTTCCAGTGTGAAATATATTATGTGCCATTTATTCTCCTTAACCGAATCCTAAACCCATTAGACTAGCAGCTTGTGCTAATCCTCCGACATTACTCATAAAACTTGCACCCGGAGTTGTACTCATTTGTTGTCCAGTGGCTGGTACTAAAGGACTAAATCCTGAAATGCCCTGTTGATACTGTCTAAATTTATCATACGGTAAGTTCTGTTCAAACTGCTGTCGTGCCATAGCATCTTTTATTAAGCCTTGTTCTCTAGCTTGCTGTTGCATTCCTGATTGGTTCAGCATTCCATAAGGACTAAATCCAGCACCCATCAATGAACCTGTCTGTCCTAATGTTCCTAGTTGTTGGTTAAGACCTTGACCATAAGCATTGCTATATACTTGTGCTGCTGCTTGGTTGGCTGAGTCTGCTGCTCCTGCTATAGCATTGCCTTCTGCAATGCCTTGTCTACCACCACCATAACCACCTGATGCAATAGCACTGTGTCCTATATTTGATAAACTGTCATAAACACCTCCCATTGCCCTGTCTGCTGCTGCTTGTGCCATGTTATTTACATAAGGGTTGTTGGCTACATCTAGCATGTCAGCACTAGTACCTCTTTGATAAGCACTTAATGCAGGGTTCATAATACTAGGAGCACCTTTTATGGCAAAGTCTCTTATACCTTGCTGTGATGTTAGCTGGTCTGGTGTAAATCCTGCTCGTGTCTGGCCAGTGTAGTACTCAGGGCTGTAGTTGTTATATAAATTTTTAGCTTCTTCAAAACCACCTTCCATGTAGGGTACAGCCACATCCCACGGGTCGGCATTTACAGTTGATGTATCTGGACTCTTTGACATTATTTTATCTCCTTAGCGAATAGTCGTGTTACTTCTTTATAGTCTATATCTTTGAGTACTTTTCCCCAGCCTTTGCGACCAAACAATTCTACATACTCACAGTTGTGTTGCTTTCCAAATGCGTTTAAGAGTGCATCTGCTTCATCTCTCCATGTATGGAACTCATCGCCACCCAACAGGATGACACAGAGCAAATTCTTTTGTGGATACTTAGCTATCTTTGTAACAAAAGCACCCTTAGCTTTCTTTCCTACTTTTACCCAGAGCTGCATATCCTTTGATTTACAAGCACTTTTTATGTCAGTAATACTATACTCACCTAAACCATGTTTCAGTGCTGCATTCAAGTATTCTTCAACGAGAGGCCACCAGACCTCTACACTCTCTCCCTTAATCCCTTCAATCAAAGTTTACTCCACGCTCCTGTACTTAAATAAATGTACAATCCTTCACCACCACTTCCCGGATTAAAGTTTGTACCATCTGCATACCTTACATCACCAGCTCTTGGCTTAGATGGTGCTACATTTGTTGTATCAAAATGACCATCAGCTATGTTGTTTACTACAGAAGATATCCTATCTAATTCTGATTGTAAATATGCTGACAAATCTTCGGGGTTGCTAGGCACAGGCAGTTTAGAATACTTTATACTCATACACCATTACCTCTGTTGCCACTCGGACTCCAGTGTATTTCTAAATTAGCTAATGACCATGTGTTATCATCTGTAGATTCTGCTCTAACACCTACATAATTTCCTGTAGCCCTGACTGGTATTTCTGAATGTACACCACTAGTAAATGTATATGGTCCTTTCCAAGTAGTACCTTGTTGTGGATTCATTTCACTACCCACATAAAAATCTACTGAACCTGTACCACTAACTCTTGGAACAATCTTTTGTATACTTTTTGTTCCCGGAAAACCTAAATTCATTTTGTCTTTTTCTATGTAAGACCTAAAACTAGTTCCTGCATTTTGATTGCTTCCCTGTATGTATAGTTTAGTAGCTGATGCAGATGCAATTAATAATGTAGGTTTAAGAGGTGAGTTCCATGACTCACTGTCTGTATCCCAGTCTCCTGTTTCAGACCAGTCAGTAGCAGAATCAAACTCTACAATACCCCAGTCAACATAGCTTGCATATGGTAAATCTCTCTTAGACCAACTGTTGTTTCTAAAGTTATATACATAGGCTGTATCTGCAAATGCATTTGTGTCATTAGTGTTAGATACAAAGCATACCCACATCTCATTTTTTTCTCTATCCGCAGCTACAAATGTTCTTGTCTTGTAGTCTGGGTGCATAGAACTAAACAGCTCGTCTCTAATCTGCTGGTCTACAATTGACTGCTTGGTCTGGCCATCATGTATGTATACATCATCCTCAGAGACCACAAAATGCTTGTTATCGAAACTTTTTGCACAGTGCCTACCTAAGATACCAACATCATCAAACAGTTGCCTAAATCCAAATATAGACTGTCCGCCCTCAAATGCCATAGACCAAATTGAATCTTCTTTATATACAATATTAACATCACCCAAGGGCAAGCAATCAATTACAAATCCTTTTGACTGAGATAAATCTACATAGCCAGCATCTTTAGTTGCATCTGTTGGGTCCCAAGTTGTAGGTATTGTTCCACCCTCTGCTGGGTGTGACCACTTAACTCTAAATGGGTATCGTGTGCTTGACTCTGTTATGTCTAGTGATACTAAAAATCTTTTAAATGGTCTAATAACTTGACAGGTTGTATTGCTTGGCCAGTTAGTTAAGTCTGCAAACTTAGCATTGTTAGCAGTGCCCATAAATTGTGGATTGTCTACACCATTATTAATAATAGCAACACCACCTAGTACACCACCATTCCAGCCTGTTCCAGCAGCAGCAGAGTAATCACCACCAGATGTTCTAGTTATGTCTGTATGTGTAGTGTTTGTACCAGAAGTATGTACTCTGTATATTTTAGTTAAGCTAGGATATATCCAAGAGTTAGTGCTAATAGTGTCGAAAGGCATTAGCCAATAAGGTGCTACTGTTGGTGTACCAAATACTTGTTGAGTACCTAATACTTTTTTAGTAGTGTCGTTATCAAACTGAACATTGTTACCATCGGACCATTGCGTTTCTGGCAACTCATAAGCATCAATGTCTTTGTTAATTCCTGTAGGATTTAATACTGTTATCTGTGCCGGCATTTTATCTTCCTAAATACTTGTTGACTTTTCGTAAGTAATCTTCATCTTCTTCACCTCTCCAGTCAATTAAGAATTCTTTAAAAGGTTCTTTTTTGTTTTTGTTGTCATTCCACATGTCTTGCATTAAATCAAGAGCAAGTGCTTTGTATTCATCTTGAAGACCAGAGTGCATTCTTGACCCCTCTCCTCCATAATCATATGCTTCTCTAATTCCTTCACCACCAAAAAAATCATTTATTGCCATAATTCCTCTGTATGGAAGAGCAAACAAGCTAGCATGCTTTGGATGTAAAGGTTTGTCTTCAGACTCATTACCATAGTAATTAAATAGATTAGCCTGTTCTCTTAGCTTATCTGCAACATTACTATGCTCATCATAAATTGAACGCTTAGTAGGGTGATTATAGTAATCATCTAAAAGACTTCCTGTTATTTGAACTGGCCCATAAGCTGTGCTACCTTTGCCACTTTTAGGTATTGAGTTAGTTCTTATCCAAGGATTTTTTTCTCCGCCTGTTTCTGCAAAAGAAATAGCTTTGTAAATATCCTCTAAATCATACTCATCAAATATAGATGCCATATCAGCTCATATTTAAACCATCAACAACTGCGTACCAGTTAGCACCATTGTCAATCGTTTCAAATGTAAGAATGTCTATCCCACTTGTTGTTAGTGTAGGTGTAGTACCTCCAGCAAACTTAACGCTACTGGGCCAAGGGTCTGTCACTGTGCCACCGTTAGTTAGTATTAATTTAAACTTACCATATATGCCAGATGTTGGTGCGTTAGTAATTGTAAACGCTCCGCCATTTGCAAGTACAGCAGTTACTACATTGCCCAGTGCAAAATCAATTGCAGTAGAACTACTTACTGTACCCACAGCATTAACAATTTCTGTTTGTTTCTTAGTTTTTAAGTTAGTAGTTACACCACTAGCATCGGCAGTTACAGTTCTTGATGCTTCTACTGTGCCTAAAGTTGGTACATCGTTGTAATTTAACTCTGCTGTTGTACCTGTATATCCATCAATTAAGTTTAGCTCTGTATGTGTAGCTGTTACAGCACCAGCAATGTTAGGAAAAGTAGCAGCTACTGCTGACTTAACCAGTCTTATGTGGTCATCACCTTGACTTCGTGGGTCTGTTCCTGTTGGGTTTGTTGCTACTAAACCATCTATGTATGTTGTTGATTCTAATGCCATATTATTTTCCTTTAGCCAACTGAGCTCCGAAATAGAACTCTATTATCATTGTAGCCCAGCCAAAGATTTCATCCATCTTTAATACTGAACCAGCTTGTATTTCTATGTACTCTACTACGTCTGGTGTAAATTGAATACCAAAAAAACTAAAGCCTTCTGTTATTGTAGGTATTACTGTAGGTACATCAAACCAGACTGGAGCTACTTGAGTAAATATTATAAGTGCTAGTATAACAAATATAATTACTCGTCTGTTAAGTGCAGCCATTGGGCTTTCTTTATCTGCTCTATCCCTAGCTTGGTTTATTGAATCGTTGCGAGCTTGTAAGTTTTGTATCATTAGTTTTTGTTGCTCTTGTGCTGCTTGGCTTTTAAGTGCAAATAACTTAGCTACAAAACCTAGTGCTATTGGTGCTACGTTAGTTAAAAATGCTATCATATTGTCAACCTCAATGCTTCTATAATCCCTACTTGCCCTATTATGTACCAAGCAAACGCACCAAAGACACCCCATTTAATTTGCATTAAAGAAGTATTAATCTTTTGTATACATAAATTAGTGTCATCAATCTTGCTAAACAGCTTTGCTATTTGGCCTGAGTGTTTGTCTAATTGTAATTGCATTCTACTAAGCTCATCATTCATTTCTTTTTGAATCCTCTTTTCATATTAGCATAGGCTTTCTTACTGATAGTAGATTTCTTTTTACTTCTACTTGTGCCAGCTTTTTTCCTAGCGTTTATGTTTGCGTACAGTCCTCGTCTAGCCATTACCACTTCGCCTTGTTAGCCCAATAAGCAGCAGACATCTTACCTTTTTTTATATTCTTAGCGTGCCTTGCTTTAAATGATGCTGACCTCTTAGTAGCAGTCCTGTCACCAGAAACTCCTTGCTGTCCAAACCTAATAGTTTTTACTTTACCGCCTTCTTTGGCAACAACAACATGGCTTTTAGTTTTGTGATTAGGTGTACGCTTTGGTTTGTTGTAGCCAGACACACCTGCTCTAGCTAATCTTGAATCCTTGGCCATTATTTTTTACCTTTTCTTATCGGTGCTTTTTTCTTACCAGTTTTTTTAACAGGTGGTCTACCTCTTTTACTTCCATATGTTCCGGGTCCGTATGGCATAGTATTCTCCTAATTTGCTAATGGGTTATCTAAAGCTCTTTGTAATCTAGCATTGAGCCTTTCTTCTAGTTCCTTTATTTTTCTATCTGTGTCTGAATACAAAGCATCTCGTCTTGCATCAAATCTTTCTTCGGCTGTGTCAATAGTCTCATCAATCTCATCTTGAGAAGAATTAACTTTATCCTCAAGCCTTTCCATAAGTGATTCTTGTCTAGCTAGGTCATCCTTTAAATCGTTCTTGATTGTTCTTGTGTAGTCTCTAGCTAGTTCAACTGACTCACTCACACTTATTAAAGTCTCTTCTATTACTGCTAACTCTTGTTCTATACCTGTAAGGTCAGGTGCAGTATAGGAAGCTATCTTTGCTTCCATGTCTAAGTATCTTTGATAGACTTCAAACCCGCCCCACAAACCACCAATGATTGTACCTAATAACGGAATAATCAATAGAGCTTTACTACCACCTACTTTAATTCCACCGTACTCTACTTCTGCCATTGTAAATCCATTAGTTTGTTATGTAGTATTTCATTAGCAAGTCCGTTTCTTAATCCTCTTTTATTGTCGGGTATGTCCTTGTCTAAGTATATGCCTTTGTCTTCATAAAAAATACCATCTACAAGTAACTGTGTATTGTAACTATTAAAGCCTGCATTGAAGTTAAGTAGTGTAAGTATAAGGGCCTGTAGCTTTTGTTGCTCTTCTAGTGATGCAGCCTCACCCATTTCTACTGCAAGATTCTTTAGTTTGTTGCTAATAATCTCACGCATCTTTTGTTTCTTACTAGCTTTCTTTTTAGTTTCTACTAGCTTTGGCTCTTCAACAACTTCTACTGCTACTTCTTCTTGTTGAGGCTCTTCCGTTGTTTGTTCTTCTTGTACGGGTTCTTCTTCCGGCTCTTGCTCATCTAGTTCTTCCTCCGTAGGTTCTTCAATAGTTTCTTCTTCTACTTCAGGCTCTAGGAATTCTTCTAGCTCTGCTTCTAATTCTTCTATTAACTCTTCTTGTGCTAGTTCTTCAAATACAGTTTCTATTTCAACTAGAGCTTCTTCTATTGTTGCAGGTGTAAAGTTTTCCAAAGGTTGTATGTCTATAATTTCAAATACAGGAGGCTCTTCTATTACAAATATTTCCTCAAACTCTTCCTCTTCTTCCCATACCTCTGGTTCTTCTGGCTCTACATATTCATCTATGTAAGCATCACTCCATCCATCACAACCGTAATCATACAAAGGGTCAAGTGCACATTGTTGATTATACACATTATCAGCATAGACTTGTGGGTAGTATAAACAACTTATATGACTGTCTGGTATTACACTGCATACACTCTCTCCGCTTGCTATTTCTACTGGGTCTGCTTGTTGACTATCCCAGTATATTGCTCCATTCTGATTAGGTGCATTATAGAACCATTGTTCATATTCACCTGCACTTAAATCTCCAACTACACCTACTGTTACCCCGTGATTCTTTATATGTACTTGTTCGTAATTTATTTCTATGTTACCCATTGGGTATATTGTCAAGTCAAATGTATTGCTTGTGTTTCTGTCGTAATACTCTGACAAATCTTTCCACATATACTTCTGGTATGTTTCATCACCTTGTGTATAAAATCTACCTATACCTGTGTCTATTAAGTCAGTATGCCAAGGCATAATAGTGTAATGAAACCTTACACCTGTAGCACCACTTGCAAAATCTTGTCCACTACAGCAAAGACCATCGTGTATATAACCAGTGCCATCCACATCAAGGGGGTCAAGAAAACCCACAACACCATTACTGAACATAAAACTAGTGACATAACTATTTCCATAAAAAGGAAAAGTAAAGTCAAGGGGTACTTCAATCCATCCATCATCGCTAATCTGGTGCTCAACTATCTCAGGGTCAGATAACGAGGACAGCGAGAAGGATAACGCCAAGAATGCCACTAACCAATTTCTCAAGAAATACTCCTCTATTCATATTAGAAGCCGGCTGTTTAGGTGGAATCTTCTTAGGGTTCAGTCTCCACTCTTTTGTAGCTTCTTGTCCTATTAATCCCTCACCTGTAGTCGGTGAAAAAATCGGGCAGGGAGTCCCGGCAAATTTCATTGCGTCATACACGCTTCTCGTTTGGCACATGAGTGCAACTGCTGCAACCTTCATACCCATATCATAGAGTACCTTTGCATTCTTAAGTCTCATACAGTTCTCATCTGAGTAAGCCTGTCCTGTACTGATACCTAGTATCTGTGTCTGTACTGCTCCACTAACTCCTACCATACATAAGTCACTATTACTTGCGTTAATGCTAGGACTAATTGCACTAGGTGGGTTTGTTCTTATTGTACTTTTAGTATCTGTACTTGTTGTTACTGTACTATTGCTTGTACTGTTTGTAACAATTGGGTCAGCAGCTTTTGCATTAATAGGTGTAAATAGTACAATAGCTACTATAATTATTCCTATGATTAAACCTATTATTCTTTCTTTCATTTACGTTTGTTCATAAATAAATTTGACTATCACTACTATCATTACCTACTAATCCATATGGTATTGCGTTAAAAGCTATAGAATGTCTTACAATGTTTGATTTATTTGTTTCAATCATGTGATTGACTTCACTTGGAAAAATAATAATGTCTCCATCAGTTGGCTCGTAACTCCATTTTCTGCTGTTATAAACATTCCATTCTGTTACTTTTGGTTGTATATTTTGTGTTTGGAAATTTTCAAAAACTATATCTCCACAATTTTTATTAGTTTGTACATATAAAACACCACTTAACATACAATTGTTATGATTATGAAATTGACTTTTTTCGCTTGGTTGTATAATTGTTGCCCATGATGTTGTTATTTTAAAATCGTTAACATACTTTAACTCATTATTTGCAAACTGTTTTAATTCATTTAATATAGTATCTTTTATAAATTTTAATTCAGGGTTTTCTAATATGTATAAAAACTCATCATTATTGTTTTCTTCATCACGATTATTTTGTGATTTTCTTGTTTTACCTTCAATTAATTTAACAATTTTTTTCGTATCAATATTTAATTTATTATAATAAATTGGTTTGCTAAATAATGGTGTAATAACAGGTGGCATTATTTAAATTTATCACCTTGAACCCAAGCTACTAGTGACATTCTTTTACCTTCTGTAACTGGAGTTACTCTGTGTTCTAAAAAAGAAGGGAATGTAATAATTGCACCTTTGTTCTTTACCCTTATTTTATCTTCAGGTGAAAAATCTATCCCTTTAATTTCAAAATCACCACCTTTATAATCTTCACGATTAGACAATTGTACTGTCATACTTATTTTTCTATCTGACATAGTTGGATTTCCCCACCATGTGTCTATATGCCAATCGTAAAATCCATTTTCTGTACCATCGTATAAAGTAAATTGTACATCTTCAACACTTTTTATATCAAAACCATATGCCATTCTATTAGATTCAACTGCATATTGATATAACAGATTAAATATTGAATTATGTTTTTGTTTGTCTAAAAACGCAACATTTGATTTTCTTACTTCATTGTCTTCAGTAAATGCAATACTCTGTCCATTTTCTTTGACAACCCCACGATGCAATGGCTCGTCTTGTAAAACCTGTACTATTTGGTCTACTGTTTCATGACTTAAAGCGTTATAAAAATTCCAACAGTTATTTCTCATATTTTCTCCTCCTATAAATATGTTTAAACAAACGTGTAAACAACAACAATACGCCTACCTTCTTCTTTACGATATTTGATTGCATGGTTTAATCTTGTAAAACTAATACCATGAAATGCTTTTGGTGTAAATTCTTGAGTGACATTTTCATTTTCATCAGCAATTAATAAACGTGATGTAGGGCAATCAGTTAAATACACAAGTAATTGTCGATGTGGAAAATCATGGTCATAATGAAAACCTGATTGTTCTTTTGTGCATAGTCCAGTAGAGTTTATACACATTCTGTATATTTCTTTATATTCTATATTATGTTTTACACAAAAACCATCTAATATAGATTTAAAAAAATGGTAATAAGATGAATTTTGTCTCTCTTCAGGTGGTACATTTTCTGCTCTATTTGCTAACAAATGAAACATAAACCCATAACCATCGTCATATAATTGATGGTCTGCGTAGTACCACGGAAAAGCATCTGTTAACACTTCTTGTTCAACAAAAGTTTTTTGATGTTCAGTAATAAAACTATCGTCTATAATTATTTTATCTTCAGCGATTGCATCCAATGATTTCTCCTCGATATTTTTACCACTTGTCTACAGGACAATTTTGTTTTTTAAATTTTACTTTTAAGGCAACTATGCATCCACATTTAGAGCATGTACCACCTGTAAACTTAAATTTATAATACTCGCAATTTATACATATATTTAATCTTTCTTGACCAAAACTAACTGCCATATTTTTATGAAATCAAACCATGATGTTTAAGTCTATTGTCAATGTATGTATTATTCTCAACTTCTGAACTAACATCATCAGGTTCTTCTGATGGTAATGCTTCTACTAATGATGCAATATCACTAGCATTTGCCACACCTGCTTTAATTTGTTCTTTTTGCGTGTAAAAATCAGCAGGTAAAAACCCCATAATGTAATCATTTAAAGGTGTACCTGTTAAATACAACCCATCTGCATCTCTAGGTAAATCAATGTTTAAATTATCAATTGTTTCGTTTGCATCATTGTGTACTGATATTTGTACACTTCCTAGTGTTTCGTTAAACGCTCTAATTTTGTATGAAAATGCCATTTATATACTCCTTGTAAATTGGTTATCCTTGTGAACCATTAATTGTACCATTGCCACTCCAAGTGACATTAGAATTTCCTGAAGTTGCCGCTCCTCCTGAGCCACCCGGTCTCGGATTCCAACCACTACCCGGATTTCCTGCCGCTCCTCCTGCCGCATATCCACCACCTGAACCACCCGGCCCAGTCCACGTTCCCGGTGGACAACCATTTCCGTTATAGTTGTAGCCACCTCCACCTGAACCTCCTCCTGTCAGAGAACCTGCCGCACCATTTCCTGCACGTTGTGAGTAGCCACCCGGCCCGTTGCCACAGCCGCCACCGCCACCTCCTCCAGTTCCCCAGTTGCCATACGTTCCACCTGTGCCGCCTCCACCACCACCACCTGAAATGCGACCACTACTGTTATTTATAGTCATAGGATTAGATATTAATAGACCCGGCCCACCTGAAGCTCCATCGGTTTTAGTATTTCCACCTCCACATCCATACTGGTCTGACCAAGCACTACCACCGCCACCACCTGCACCAAGAATTGTTCCATTGTTTATCAAATAGGAGCTTGTAGGGAAAGAGCCACCATCAATTGTCATCGCATACGAACCTGTAGACGTACTGTAAACAGTTACACCTGAATTAATTGTAGCTTGTAATATTGCACTACCATCCCAACCTGCTGAAGTAGCGGCAGTGCGTAGATTTACATTAGTAGTATTAGATGCAATAGTATATGTGAATATATTAGACGTTCCATAAAAATCAGCAGCAATTTGTATTTCTCCGCTTGCTGGAGCATTGCCTTTGTCGTGGTATTCACTTAACTGGTGAGGTGCTGAACCTCCATACTCAGTAGCTATGTCGTTTAAACTTATTTGTCCACTTCCCGGTAATGCCATTATTTGCTCTCCAGTTTCCTAACCTTAGCAGTCAGCTCCTTAATTGCTTCAACTAATATTGCTGTCATTGAATCATAGTGTAGTGTCTTGTACTCTTTGTCTGTGCCTGTAGCTAGTGGTAGCTTTTTAGTATTGACTGCTGAAGGCATAACCTTTTCAACATCTTGAGCAAGTAGACCTGCTGACTCTCTGTCGTTGTGCTTGTACTTGTAAGACACACCTTTAAGTTGGTTAATCTTGTCAAGTGCAAACTCTACAGGGTTAATGTCATACTTTAGTGTAGCATCTGAAATTGTAGTTGAGTAAGCAATAACATCACCATCAACGTGCAAATCACCATCAGCTTCTAGTCGCATTTCTTCGCCATTATTGACTACAAATCTCATAGTTGCATTGTTGTCAAATTGGATGTGGTCACCACCATCTAAACCAATGTGCGTAACTCCGTGTCCACTTAAATCACCTAGTGAATTAGATAGTTTAGCGGCTGTTACTTGGTCATCAGCAATATGTGCTGTGTCAATTGAGCCATCTACATAATGCTCTGAGTTAATAGTATCGTCAGCTATCTTAGCACCTGTTACTGCATCTGCGGCAATAGCTGCTGTGTCAACTGCATTGTCTGCAAGCTCAGAAGCTGTAATTGCGTTAGCAGCTATTTGAGTAGCTGTAATAGTATCATTTACTAATTTACCTCCAGTAATAGTTGCTGATGCAATATGTGCATTGTCAATACTTCCATCAGTATAGTGTTCACTATCAATAGCGTCATCAGCAATCTTAGCACCTGTCACTGCATCAGCAGCTAACGAAGATGTGCCTACTGTAGTCCAATCTAAAACACCTGAACCATTTGTAAGTAACATTTCATTAGCATTGCCATCATCATTAGGAAATACTAGCGTGTAACTAGCACCAGCTGAATGTGGTGGACTCTGCAATTTTATTCCGTGTGAGTTTTGTGAGCAGTTTAGCTGTATATAACCATCTGCTGAACTACCATCACCCTTAGCAACTGGTGAATCAAGTTGTGTTTGTATTGCACTTGTTACACCATCAACATAATTAAGTTCAGTGTCTGTTGCTGTAATTGCACCATCTATGCTAGGGAAAGTAGTTTTCAGTACATTTTTAATTCCTCGTATATGGTCATCACCCTCAGAGACATTATCACCTGCTGCTGGGTTAGACGAGTTTAGGTCATCTATATATTTAGTACCTGTTAAATCTTCTAAAGCCATTGGTTACTCCTTATGATGATGCAGCAGTTACTGTTACTGTTACCTGTAGTGTGTCACCAGAGATTACAGCACGAGATGAACTAAAGTCTACTACACCGTATAGTACACCCGCAGTTCCTGTTGCTGCTGTGTTTAAAAATGCACCTGCTACTGTAGCTGTGCCTGTGATTGAAAAGTCTACGCTTGTTCCGTTAGTCATGCTACCGGATGAAGCTGCACCTTCTGTCCATTCTTTTCTGTTACCAGAGTAACCAGTTAGTTCTGCCCAACTAGAATGTGAAGACATAGTGTCAGCAGCAGCTGGAGTACCAGCTCCTTTAAGACCTATGTACCAAGTTGTTACTTGTGTTCCTGCGTGGAACTGTGTGTCAAGAATATGATTCAAACCTACTGTAGTGATTAGGTTTTTCTTATCCTCTTCCCACTTTACGTTTCCGTCTTTGTCAAGGCAAGTAACTTTCCAATAGTTAGCCAGCCCTAAATTTACATTATCTAATGCCATTGTATTTCTCTCCTTTAGAGTATTATTGTTATTCGTCTGGGTCACTTACCTTAGTCCAAGTAGAACCAGTGTCTTCTGCGATGTCATTCCACAAGAAGTTGCTTGATGAAGAAGTACCCGATGTTGCTGACAAGGTAGCACTCTCTTCAAAGTTTATATTAAATTTCATATCTTGCTCGCTCTCTAGAGTGCCAGAAAAAGGCATAACTAAAGTAACTGTAGCACCAACTCCCATTTCTGTAGGCATTAGTGCTGATGCTATTTTTTGTATGTCTTCTGCGTTTAACTTGTTCAGCATTACCTGAGTTATTTCCGCAGTTACATTTAATTTAACAGGTGGTGCATATCCCCAATAAGTTGTAGCAGATGCCCACGTTGATGTGTCTAAATCCCAAGTAGTTGTTCCAGCTAAAGGAATATTTACTGTGTTGGCAAAAGTTATTGAATCAACAAAAACCTGATTTCCAAGACCAGAAGCTCCTTCTGTAGAAGCTAGAGTTATTTCTACTGGATATGTACTGTTTCCTCTTTCTGCTAAAGTGCTTGCCATAGCAAACTCTGCAACACCAGCCAATGCAAAACCAACAGTAGGAACGCTCATTCCACTATTCTGTGTGAATGTGGCTGTTCTTGGTACAGCTATGTTAGGTACTCTTCCCCAAGCCTCTTGCTGTGATGTTAATGAATCCCAAGTATCAGTGTTTGTATTCCAATAATCTAAGTGGTCATCCGGTGTGCCACTTGTCATATTAAACTCAGCAGTATGTGCGTATGAAGAGTTTAAATATGTTATGTTTACATCAGCCCAAGTTCCTGTCTGTGTATTCCAAAAATATTGGTAAGACATTAGCCCTCAACTCCAGAGTATATGTTCCTTACTCTCATTGCTGAGCCAGAATGTCTATCCCTTTGGTCCTGTCTTTGTAGTTTGTCTATTGCGTTACTGTATCCGTTAAGCCACACAGGTATACGCTCATCGTTCTTTATAAAAGGCTCTGCTTCCATAAGAGCACCATATAATAAAATGTCTGGTGCATTTGCAGTTAGCCAGTTGCTTGTTACAGTACCAGCAGAACCATCCCCTAATGGGGTAAATTTCTCGTAGAAAGCCATTTCTAATTGGTAGGCTGAGTCAGGTATTGGTGCTAGTTGAATCTCGTCTCCAATCAAAGTATAGGCCCTTGGCTTGCCTGTTGTAGTACTGCCATATAACCTATCTAACATCTCTGGTGTAATGTACTCAAGAGGTGTCGTTGGATTTGTGTTTAGTTGTATGTTACGCATTTGAATGTAACCACCGGGTAGGTTAAAGTATTGCTGGTTTACTGTAGCATACATTGTACTTCTTACTTCCATAGGTCGAATGCGTAGCTCCCTATTTATTCTAGCTTCTGCTAGTGCAATAAAGTCTGGTATCCTTGCGGTCAAGTCTGACCTATCTAACCAGTCTGCTATTGCATCTTTTAATTCTGTAAATGTACCTAATGCCATTATACTTTTCCTTTAGTAGTTCGCCACATAGCGTTAGCTGGGTCGTTCATCCAAACTTTCATTCTTTCTTGGTTTCCCCATATACCTTCTCTCATCATTTTTTCTACTACGATTAGAGGTATGCTTGCCACTTTGTGTGACATTACTGAGTCACCTTTGTATTGTGTGTTTTTGTTATGGAACTTGTCTTTTGTATTTAGCTCGGCTAATTTCTTAACTACCTTGTCATCTTGTTGACTAGCTATTGTAAGACTTCCATCTAAATTTGTTATGATTTTTGTATCAATTGCCATAATGTAAACCACCCCAGTTGCCTAGGGTGGTAGTCGGTTATATTAACCAGTAGTGTATCTAATCTTACCGTTAGCAGCTTCGTTGCCACAGCGTAGACCGTACTCAACTAGAAGCATCTTCTTCTCTGAGTCACCTTCTTTAGCGATGTCCACAGTTTGGAAATCACGAAGGTAATCAACTGACCACATGTCGTGGTCTAAGAAGTATACAACGTCTTGGTCACAGAATCTATCCATAACAATGTTGTAAGTACCAAAGTCTGATACATATACATCAACTGAGTTTTGAATAGTCATATTGTTATCTGCAACTGAGCGAACCGCATCAGCACGACCTGACATAGCTGTGATTAACTTCTTGTTAGTCGCACCTAGTAAGATTGTAGAGGCTTCTCCGCCTTGTGTCCATACTGCTTCAGCAACAGCTAGAACGTCAGCTTCAGTCATAGCAGCGTGTGAACCACTAGTACCAGCGTCAGTGACGTTAGTAGTAATCCAGTTAGCAGCACCACGAGTCTCACGAGCAGTTGATGCGTTACCCGCAGCAGCAGCGTTGTCAGCTAGTAGTGAACCTTCCATATCACGCTTAAGCTCTTTAGAAGCCTTTGCTAGTTGGTGAGCCATTTCTGACTTCTTACCAGCGTTGTTTACAGTCTCGTGAGTACCAGTAACCTCAACAACCTTTTTAGAGATTTGTGTTTGGTTAGTCGCACGAGTTGTAGCAGTAGTTGCAGCTGTACCAGCAGCAGCTCCTTCAACGTGGTAGTTATTAATTACAGCAGCAGCAAGTGCTTCTGTTTGCCACTCAAATAGAGTGTTAGATACTGAACCCTTGCCAGCAATGCTGGACATAAATGGAGTATCTGTTGGTGAAATATCATAGATAACATCTGACAAATCCTCACGGATTGCAGTTGCATCGTATGTCTTAAATTGCGTAGGCATTATCCTATCTCCTTAAAGCATATCATAAAAGACAGAAGCGGCATCTTGTTGTTTACCTGACTTCTGTAACCTTGCACGCTTTTTCTTAATGGCCTCAACAGCTACATCTTCTTTAGAGTTTCCTCTTCCGGACTTTTGTACTTTAGGAACTTTCTTAACTGCCTTTTTCTTAGGAGCAACCTTGGTTGTCAGCTTATCATATTCCATAGCTTTTTTAATTACTAGAACACTACGGTGGTCTGCCAACTGGTTAATCTCTTCTGGTAAAAAGCCTACTGATTTAGCGTACTCTTGTACATCTTTCTTTACAGTAGATTCTTTGTCGTTCCACTCAGGTAAAGCCTGAACTAGTCTGGCATATTCTTGTTGAACAAAATGTGCCCTAGCTTTCTGTGCTTCTTCAGCACGCTCTTGTTGTATAATAACCTGCTGCTGTTGCACGTTTTGTACTTTTTCCTGTGCGTCTCTGTACTCATCTTTCTTAAGCATATACTGGTATGGGTCTTCATTTTTTAATGCTTCCCAATCAGTACTATTAAACTCTTGAAGTTTTGCATTCTGTTGCTCTTGCAACATCTGTAAGCCATTAGCGTACATTTGCCTCTCTTGCTCTAGCTTTTGACGCTCGGACTGGATTTGTTCCGTCTCCTTACGCTGCTCTGCTAATGCTTGAGACTTACGAGTGTAGTCAGCTTGCCTTTGATAACCGTTCTTAAGCTCATCAATACCAACTTCTAATTCTTCTCCGTCTACCTTTACAGTATACTTTAAATCCTCTTCAGCTACTACTTCATATTCTTCTTCTTCGGCTACCTCTTCTTCGGTTTCTTCTTCAGCTTGTCCTTCTTCTTCTTCTTCAGGGGCTTCTTCTTCTACCTCTTCAGCTTCCTCTGTATCCTCTACCACTTCCTCGTCAACAGGGGTATCGGTTTCCTCGCTTGCGGTTTGCTCTTGTGAGTCCCACATATTAAGGATTTGGTTTGCAGCATCTTCTGCTGAACCTTCTCTTACTCTTTCAAATCTACCTTCTTGGGTGTTCTCTACAGAATCCATAGGGTTGTTCTCCTCTATTCAGTTAAAAATTGTTCTTGCTCCCTTTCAGCAAGTTTGCCTGTCTCAAGCACTGATGTTATGTGTTGATTAACTAAGTCCAGTGCTTTGATTGTTATATATAATCTATCTCTTTCCACTTCTTCGGCAACTTTGGTATCAAGTAAGTATTGTACTAATGCTTCCTTGACTGTGGACAGAGCCTCTACATATAGAGGATGTTCTAAAATTTGTTTAGCTTGGTCTGCCCTTGCTATCTCTTCTCCCTTTCCCATAATTAGTTCCCTATTTTAACTGCTCGTTCTTGTTCTCTTTCTAATACAAGCTCTTGCTGTTTAAGTGCTAGCTCTGCTTTTTTAATTTCAAGTTCTTGTGCTTTAATCTGCATATCTACTTGTGCTTCTTGCCTCTTAAGCTCTAAGTCTTGTGCAGCTATGTCAGCTTCTAATTGCATTTCTTGTTGCTTGATGGCAGACTCTTGTTGTATTTTTTGCAACTTGACTTTTATTTCTTCAGCTTTTAGTTGTGCGTCTGCTTGTTTTGCTTGCTGCTCTGGGCTAGGCCCTTGTTGCTGTGGAACTTGTGCATCACCGGGGTCTGTAATAAAGTCATCTACATTTTTCATACCCATAGCTTTTATCTGCTCGGCTACTAGGTTGTATACATTCTTAGGCTTAAGTAGCATACCAGCAGATGGGTGCTGTGCAATCATTTGTATTGTCTGTGACAATCTACCTAAGTGCATTAGGTTCATATCCTTATTACCAAAGCCTAATCCAACTTGTGCTACACAATCCATCTTTTCTTTCCACTCATGTGGGTACAGTGTAGTCCATTTGTTGTTCAGCCTTACAATTTTTTCTGGCTTTTCAAACTTTTGTACTAACATATAGACAGAGTTTGCTAGGTCTTTCATACCTGTTTCAGCAAATATTCTGGCTATTAATTCTATTTTCTGCTGTGCAGCAGTCATGACTTGACCGACACCTGTAGCAGTTTGATGCGATTTTAACGCACCCTCAGATAGACCCATTGAGTTCTTGCTAACACCAGTTCGTTCTTCTCTAATGCTGTCTAAATATCCTAGCATATTAAAAGAATTCTGGTCTAGTTGTGGTGTTCCCAGAGGGTTAACAGCACCCGGTGTGCGTACTCTTACAATACCACCCGGTCTAGAAGTCATCAGGTCATCTAAATTCGCTTGACCTTCCACTACCTCGTATCGCCCATTATTTGTTAGGTACATGTTGTCTAACAAGTTACGCATTAGTGTAGTCTTAATGAGTTGAAGGTCGGAGATTAAGTCATAAATACTCAGACCGTAAAACTTATGAGGCATTGGTATAGGTGTAAGGGAGGAGAAGGGAACACTATCCACAGCCTCATTATCTAACAGTTCATCTCCAACCTTCGTTACTTTTCTTAGTTCAGCAATGCCATCGTTGTCAAAGTCAACACGCATGTAACATTCTGTAACCCAAATTCCATCGTCAATGTCACCCTCTGGTGCATTGTCTTGTTCGTGCGAGAACCTAGAAAGTCTTTCAGCTTTGTAATCTGCCTCATCATTACTAAATATATTCTCTATTTTATTTTTAGGGTAGCCTTGTTCTAATAACTCAGACTTAGTTTTCTTTACCCTGTGTCCTACAAAACGAGCATCCTCTATTGTCTTGGCATACTTGTTTATTAAAAATTCTTCTGGTGGTACAGGCTCTATTCTAACTTGGCCATTGTCATATGTTCTACTAACTACAACATCATGTGTTACTTGTTGTGGCTGTAATGAAATAACATCGCTAGCTTCTAATCCATTAGGAGTGTGCTCTAGTACCTCTACATTGTCATCTAATAAGAGTGCAGTAAATTCTTCTTCTGTTAAGTTCTTATACTCTTCCCTTAGTGTTTCACTGCTGTCATCCCAGTAGTGTTTGACTATACCATTTTTTTGTAGTAGTGCATCCTTAAACCACTGGTATATTGTAGAAAATCCTGGGTTTTGTCTCATGATTACATAATTAACATAATCAGTAGACTGCTTTGCCATCTCTACATCTTCTGGACCTTGTGGTTCAAACTGTACTACCTTATCGCCCGAAGTAAATATCTTCATAAGGCTTGGCATAATCCACTCTATTACATCGGCTACATCTCTTGTGACAATTTGAGAACGACCTTCTTGCTCATTACCATACTTCTTACCATAGTAACGGTCTAATGCATCAGAGCGTTGTTCTGTCAGCTTTCCGTCTTTGTACCCTAGAGCTGAGTTAATTTCTTGCTCTAAGTGAGCAGATAGCTCCCTCTTTGTCATTTTTGCCATATGTTATTTACCTTTGTTAATAGGTTCTTTTGTTTCTTTAGGTGGTGGCGAGGACATGCTGACTGCTTTCATAATATGTTTAAGGTCTTTAATGTCCTGTGCCATTTCTAATATTTTATTTTCTAACCATCTCGGATTCATATCTTCTCCTATACTATCCAACTTAAATCAGTCTCAGGAAGTTCCTTTCCCCAGACACTATCATTGCCTGTAAACACTACATCTGTTACACATAAATAACGAAACGCATCGCTAGCGTGTGATGTCCAATCGTGGACTGGTCTTTGTGACCAAATCTTTTTCTTGTCATCATAGCTACTTCTATATTGTAGTAATGCTTCTAGCCCTTTCTTTGTGCTTTCCAAATCAAACCAACACTTGTTTAAATAAGTTCTGGTAGTATCAATACCATCCATTACTTTTAATTTTGGTGCTACTTGAAAGTCTATGCCTAGGTCAAATGCTAGGTCTCGTCTTGACTTACCAGTAGAAAATTCTCTAACTACTATATCGTGTGGTGCTATGTGTGCACCATAGTGGTAGCCTTTTCTATTTAATACATCTATATAGTGTGGCAACCCTTCGTTTGAACTTTCATAATAATCTATAACGTGTACTGCTTTACCTACAAATTGCACGAACCATATGCTCGTTGCGTCTGAGACTCCGAGGTCCCAGCTTGTTACTACTTGTTTAGACGGGTCATAAGGGACTTTCCCCACTCGGTCTTCTTCATAAGCAGTTTCAATCTCTTTAGCATAATACGCACCTCTAAGTGCAGCAGACCAAGAACACTCGTATTCTTGTTCAAATTCAGTCTCTGCCATATCCTGTTTCGCAAGTTCAAGCTCTTCATCATCTAATATCCCTGTTTCACTCGCCTTGTATAAGAATCTAGCCCATCCCTTCCTATCCGGTGCTGAGTGGTATAAATCATAAAATTCGTTTTTCCCTTTAGGTGTACCAATAAATATTGCATACCCCTTCCTATCTGATAGTGCTGGTCTTATAACCTCAGAGAACATCTTAGGGTTCATCTGAGCGTACTCATCAAGCACTACACCATCTAAATAAATTCCCCTGAGGGTGTCGTAATTGTCTGCCCCGTATAGCTGTATCCTCGCTCCCATAAAGTCGGCTCTTAGTTCTGCCTCGTTAAACTTTACTTCGGGAAATACAGAACATAATCTCTTAAGTTCATCCCATGCTACTGTTTTTGCCTGCTTAAATAGTGGTGCAATGTATGCATACCTAGGTGCGGGCTTACCAGCTTGTATATCTTCTACAGAACTTTTGATTAGCTGGTTTATAGCAAACACAGTCTTACCAAACCGCCTGTGACATACAACTACATTAAATCTATCTAGATTAGTATGTAAGTGTTTTTGTAAATCCCTAGGTGTATAGGGAATTACTATGGATTTCCTCTCCTCTTGCATAAATACTAGTGTACTTTGCTATCCTTGTTCCTTAATATTTGATTTGCGTCTGCAATGTCAGTTTCATTGCTGGCCCATTGTATGTCAAACTGTCTATCCTCTACAACAACGTGGTGTTTCGGAGACCATCCGGCCTGAGTCTTTAACCAAAACGTAGTCATGCTAGGAGATTCTCCACTGACCGCCATTTCATAAGCAACACCTGCAACTCTTGCAGTTCTTTTCTCTTTACCTACCGCTAGATTATGAGAATAATATTTATTTAGGGTGGCGTTACTAATACCCATTACTTTAGCTATAGTGTGTTGGTCTAATCCTATAGTAACCATCTCTTCTACTTTAGAATAATCGTCATCTGTAGGTTTATACGTCTGTCCACGCTTTATTCTAGACTTTTTACCACCAGCTTTCTTAGATTCTGCACTAAGTCCACCAGTCGGCCTGCCTTTTTTACGCTCAATCTTTAATACAGCATCAGCAGGTACTATACCTTTAGCAGATGCTACTGCATATCTAAGCTCTTCTTCGAGTTCTTTCTCAATTTCTCTGATTTCTTGTTCAGAATCAGCTGAGATGTTTCCTTTGTTTGCCATAAGTTTAGTATTATACCAGAATTCAAATATTGTTTTGGCTGTTACCTAGAATATTCTAGTGATTGTTTATAGTAGTAAGTAGTGTGTAGTATATCTTCACTAGTATTCTAGGTATGTTTAAGACTTCATTTGTAATGAAACAATATTATACCATATGGAGTGTAGTATCCTACTTTTATTTTCTTATGCCGAAATCTGAATCCCCGAATCTGGGATGAAACACACACATACTACACACTAAGTTGAAAAAATAAAAATTTTATATGTGGCATGGTTTGGCTCTGGGCGTTTTTTTTGCAAAAGGGTGTCCCCCCTTCCCCGCTTTCAAGGAAACATATATATGAATTCATGCACATCTATTCATTGGTATGTCCGAGTCAAACATATATATGAATTACTACCCATGAATACATACACAGTAATTAATACATAGCAATTCATGCACATTTATACATTCATACGATGTCATATGCATCAAATCATATATACCTATTCATAATAATGAATTCATACACAGTTTTAAAATGATGTACTTTTCAATGAAATTCTCAAGCATTTAATTGCTTGAAAAACCCTTTAAAATCAAGGCATTTAAAAATAAGTTGACAGGCTTTCAAATCTATGGATAATAGTAAGTATTCCTAGTGACATTGATTTAGCCGGCATGGATAACCGGCACAAGCTGAAAGGCTTGTTTCTAGCTTTCAAGCATTTAATTGCTTGAGTTTAACAATTCGGAATTACTGCATTATTACTGGCACTGCTAGTAAGTAATGCCAGTATTAAGTATGTAATTCTTTACTTTTAATAAATGGAGAATAACAATGAAAGACTTAATACCTAATGATGTAGTAGAACTTAGCAAGACTGAAATAATTAAATCAATTAACAAGGCTGAAAACACTGAAAGCCTTGAGATTTTAAAGGCTGTAAAGGCTGTTGGAACTAAGAAAAAAACAATGCGTAACAAAGTGAGAAAAACATTGTCAACGCTTAGTGCTGATGGTAAGAGCCTTGCGAAATTGCATGAAATTGAATTAGTTATGAATTGCTTAAAAGTTGAAAAGTTAATCGATGATATGAAATCATTAAAATCATGCATAGAATGGGTTTTTAATGATTTAGTCAAGGATGATAGCCAGCCATTTTTCCAAAAAGAAAACAGGCAATCTATGAAAAATGTTGAAATCAACACTTTACAGCCTTGCGTTATGTCTCCAATGCTTAAGCCTAAGGTAAAACCTAAGGCTGAAATCGTTGAGGATATAAGCGACATTGATTTAAAAATTAACTTGACAGCAGATAATGACAATAAATTTCAATCTAAGAATAAAATCTTTTTTGAAAGTCATTGTGAACTAGATGAAAATAATGAATTAGTGATTAATGATGAGACATTCAATGCCACTATGGAGTTATTCAAGGCTTTTCAGAGCGAAATAAGAAAAGCCCGTTTAAATGCTATTAAAGTCAAAGCTAAGTAATGCTACTAAAACCCAGCCTTAAAAAGCTGGGTTTTTTTTGTGCCTTTAAAAATTAATAACTGAAATGGGATGGGATAGATTTCATTTGACTTATTGGTTTTTGTATGGATAATTAAGTACATCAATCAAACAAACCCCAAGCATTTAATTGCTTGGATAACACAGGAGGACTATGCAACAATATGATACGATGAAAGAATACCTAACCGATTTACATATAGATGATTGGGATAGGAAAATGCAAGAGAGTCTATGGTATGTCGCTGATGACTCAGGACTTACAATGTTAGATGATGTAGATTTTGAAACAGCTAATGTATATGCAAGCAAGCATGACGGATGCTATGCATACATGAAAACAAAAGACTAGCAAGTTTCTCTCCATAGGCTTGCTTTGTCCTGAGTATGACAGTAAACTGCTCAATTTTGTTTTAGTTGTTACAAGCTATCCACCTTTATAGGTGATGAGAATACTATTAAACTGACCTCTTGCGATAGCTAGTAAGTCGGTGCAAAGTTGTAAAAAATATGGGCTATTGCTATTTACTCTAGAGGGCGATAGCCTATACTCTTTATAACTAAAGTGGAGGTTTGCCTATGCAAACAATTAAAATTGGTGAGTTTGAATACTCAAGAACTAAGATAAAGAATAATATTCTTAGGGTGTATGCTGATAGCCTAGAGTCAGAGAAAAATGACTGGTATAAAGAAGCCAATACCTTTGGCTCCCAAGTATCAGATTTTCTTTCTGCCTTTAGTAGATTAAGTGTATCAAAGCGTAAGGTATTAGGAATTGTCTCGGCTCTGTCACCTCTTAAAGAGTGGAATAAAAACAAGGAGTTGGCTGTTGATTTGATTTTGTCTGGTGATTGTGGACACATGAAAAACAACAAGCAAAAAGCACTTGATATTCTTGCACTGAAGAATGACAAGCCTATTGTTATGGATAAAAAAATCTTAGGTATACTTAATGGGGATAAAACAAAAAGATTTTATTTAAACATGATGTACCCATCTGGCAGTGGTGCTACTCTGTTTAGTAGTCTTTATCCCGGAGGAGGTGTTACTGTGGATAGGCATGCTATTGCAATTGCGATAGGCCGAACTGCAACAGAGATAGAACAGGTATTAACACCTAACAAGTATACTTTTATAGAAAATTGCTATAAAATAACTGCTGATGCACTGGGATTGACACCCTTGCATCTGCAATCTATTACTTGGCAAGCGTGGAAACGCATTAAGAAGGAGGTGTAATGGCCGATATGACTGGTAGAAACTGGGAAAGTGGCCATGAACTTATAGATGTTGCTGTAATGCTGAGGAAACTCAGGTATTTACAGCAGGATGCAGACTTTGAGGATAATGCAAAGGATTATGCATACTATAAGGGCATGGCTGACTATTACCAAGAGCTGTCCGACAAGGGACAGGAATTTAATGTTAATTTTTAAGGAGGATGTATGAGTTTTATGGAAATGTTTGAAGAAGCAAATGCTAAACCTAGCATAGATGTTACTACTCTAAAGAAAGATGAGTGGTATATTATTGACTTGATGGGGATGAATGTCCGAGCCAAGTTAATGAGTTCGCCAAGGCAAGGCAAGGGATGGAAGAAAACTGTAATGATGGATGTGCGTGGCTCTGATGTGGGTATGTATGATGAGATGGGCAGTGTATATGTGTCCAAGATTATAGAACATTACCCCGGTGGGGCTGGAGGATACAGTCATGCGTAAGGAAAAAACTTATCACTGTTGTGTTGATGTAACATATACACAATGGATATATGTGGATGCTGAGAGTCAGGAGGAAGCTGTCAAGGCTGCGAAAGATGAAGCCATTGACATGCACCCCAACTCTTTAGTCTTGAATAAAGTTGAAGTGTTTGATGCTTATGCAGAATAGATACTATAGACTGGCATCAGGCAGAGAAGTAACTGTATATGATGTAATGGATGCTACTGGGCTGTCAAAGCCCGGTGCATACAAGAGATTAGCACTGAACAGGGATGATGAGACTGTATTCCTAAAAGCAGGTGCTTTGTTGGGTATGAAACAGGCTAAAAGCAAGTGGGTTAGTGAGCCAGTGCGAGTAGTTATGGGCATACCCATCAATCCTAGTTACTTGGATGGTGTAGTAAAGGGAAACTCTATGTATAATAGAGATGGTGAACTGATGAAGTATGGTGCAAGATGTGCACTAGTCAGGTACAACGCTAAACTCAGGAAAGAATGGAGGGATAGCACACCTAATATTAAAAACAAGGAGCGATATGGCGGATAAGTATTTAAAATTGTATGACGAATGCAATAAAATGAGGGCTGAACTTGACCAAGAAGTAAAAAATGTGACTGGTGATAAAGAGTTGGAGGTATTTCTTGATAAAGTTGAGCGATTGAAAAGTAAATATAATAAACTCAGAGAGTTGGAGGATGTATGGACATAACAATATATGCAAGTGATGTAAGAAACTTTGATGATGAAGTAGAGAGACACTTCAATGTCGAGGAATGGTTTGGCCACAAGTTATTTGATGAGCATGACAGGCTTAGTCTAGATAACTATGACTATGCAGTTGACCCTCGGTCATACATAGGTATAATGGTAGATATGCAGGAGCAAATCCATGACCTGCGTAGCCAGATAGAACTACAGAAAAAGTGGATTAAAAATAGAGAGGAGGTAGAAAGATGGGATGGTTCAATGTTAAAATAAAACTAACACAAGAGTCAGTGTTTAATGTAGATGTAGAAGCTGACAGCCCTGAGGATGCAGAGCAAATAGCTACTGATGCTGTATGGGATGATGATTACGCTGATGATATAAGGTCAACACTTGAGATTACTGATGAAGAGTATGATGCTGATGAGTGGTGTCGTGAGTGTGACAAACCTATTGATTACTGTGAATGTGAGGAGGATAAAGATGAATCCGAATAACAACAAGCACTTCAACGATGAGGCTCTTAGAATTAACAGGATGTTAAAGAAAGAGAACGACAAGCTAAGGGATGTGATTAAAGAAATGGATGAGTACATACTGCATTATGTCGTGTATAATATAGACAGTGCTGAGGAAGACAGGCAACTGGGTAGAATACAACAATTAATACGGGAGGTATTGTAAATGGCTGATATAAATGGTGTTGAGCGTACATATGCTAACAAGGATGAGTACGATTTCGAGGGTGGTGAGTACGATAGTAATGAGGTAGATGCTATAATGCAGAGCGAAGAATATAAGCGAGAGCATATGGACTTTAGTGAACTACTACTAAATGATTATATAAAGAATAAAGATAGGTGGATACAAAGAAACCTGTGATATAATAATACTTAGTATATATACTAGGTATGCCTATGATGTTACTATTAGTAAGTAGTATATAGTATATATTCTAGGTGTACCTAGTTAGTATCTCTAGAAGTGCTACAGTTTTTCTTCCATTTTTTCTGTGGCACTTCTAGTGGTATTAATACTGCTAGTAGGGTCAAGCATTTAATTGCTTGGCATTGATGTTAATTATAAAGGAGATGTATATGTCAGAAGCAATGACACTAACTGGTAAGGTTGTATTCAACCATGTAACTAAGCCCGATAACTTCAAAGGTACAGAGAGATATGCTCTTACCATTGCGTTGGATAAGGCAGGTAAGAAACTGGCTGAGAAAGCAGGCTTGAAGACCAATGAGTATGATGGTAATGTACAGATTACTAGTCGCAGGAAGATAGACTTTGACCGACCTAAGATTTACAATGTAGACAAGGAAGAGGTTGGTGTTGGTCACTTATCTTTGTATGGAGATACTGTATCCATGCGAGTCAAGCAGGGTAAGGGAGACTACAGCGAGTACACCTACTTGGAGGCTATTCGTGTAGAAGAGAAGGCGGATGGAGTTGAGGACTTTGACCCATCTGAATTCTAATTCTGACTAGGCTGTTAAACAGGGGCATCTTCGGATGCCCTTTATTATTTTAGTAAGGGAGAAAATATGGAAAATAAATTACTCCGCAAGGAGCAGTGCCCCGACTGTGCTAAGGATGGTGGTGACACTAGCAAGGATAACATGGCTGTCTATTCAGATGGACAGACACATTGCTATGCTTGTAACACACACGGATTTGTTGAGCACAAAGAAAAGGTACAGGTAGCAGAGACTACCAAAAAGAAAGACTGGTTGGCAGAGTACAACAGAGGTGATTACTATGCACTGCCTGATAGAAAGCTAAGAGCCGAGACACTTGAGAAGTACAAGGTCAAGTCAGAGATGGATGGCAAGGGCAAGATAATCAAACACCACTACCCTAATCACAACAAGAAAGGTGAGATGGTGGGTGTAAAGACTAGGATAGTAGCCAACAAGCAATTCTTTGGGGCAGGCAAGACTGATGCAACAAACCAGCTGTTTGGTCAGAGTTTGTTCAGAGCAGGTGGTAAGTTTGTTACCATATGTGAGGGCGAGCTAGATGCTATGGCTAGCTACGAAATGTTTGGCTCTAAGTTTGCTTGTGTTAGTGTGGTTAATGGTTCCCATTGTGTGGATAACATCAAGGCTAACCTTGAATGGCTTGATTCCTTTGAGACTGTAGTGTTGTGCTTTGATAGTGATGAGTCAGGTAGGAAAGCTGCGAAGTTGGTAGCACCTATACTTGGTCCAAATAAATGTAAGATACTTACACTGGCCAAGCACAAGGATGCATGTGATTACCTAAAGAGTGGTGATGGCAAAGCATTCTATGATGAGTGGTGGAATGATGCCAAGCCATACACTGTGAGTGGTGTGGCTACTATCGAGGACATGCGTAATGCCATGATGAACTACCGGGATACAGAACTAATACCTCTGCCCGATTCGTTTGGTAATCTCAATGAGATGATGCGTGGTGGTGTAGCTAGAGGTGAGTTAGTTAGTATCATTGCACACACCAGTATAGGTAAGACCACCATACTTAATGAATTAATCTACCACTTTGCATACAAGACGGATGAAAAGATAGGTTGTTTCATGGTTGAGGATAACATAGACGAGACCATTAGAAAGGTGGTGAGTGTACACACTGGTGAGAATATGCAGTTGACCAAGCCTAATGATTTAGATGTTGATGGTATTATGGACAACGCTATTGACATAGGATTTGGCTCACAGATACAGCTACATAATGATGGTGGTGGTAGTATAGACTTAGAAGAAATGTTTGCAAAGATTAGATACTTCATTAAGGGAGTTGGTTGTACTGTTATACTTGTAGACCCACTACATACTGCCATTAAGAACCTGAGCAACGAGAACATTGAGGAAGTTATGGATAGATTTATTAAGCTGTGCAAGGAGACAAAGGCTACAGTCATACTGTCTACCCATACAAGAAAGCCTGACGATGGCTCCCACCCTCATAAGATTAGTGAGTATGATGTCAAGGGTAGTGGTGCTATACCACAGGCATGCCATACCAACATACTATTCTCAAGAGACAAGTTGGCAGAGGATGAGTACGAGAAAAACTCTACTAGGATACGAGTGCCTAAGATGAGAAGGACTGGACAGACTGGTGAAGCAGGCTGGGCATACTTCAATGGTGAGACTGGTAGACTAGAGAAAGGACACAATCCTATAGCCGATGGAGGTGGCGATGCGGACTTTTAGTTGTGACATAGAGACAGATGGACTAGACCCTAGTGTTGTATGGTGTATAGCTGTGCAAGATGTAGACTCGGGACAGGTCATTACCTTTTCAGGTACTACCCTAGGTTTGTTCAAGCCTTGGATGGCATCAGAGGTAGACTGTCTCGTGTTTCATAATGGCATTGGTTTCGATGTTCCAGTACTGACTCGATTGTGTGACATAGACTTTAGTGATGTCCAAGTAGAGGACACATTGGTGATGAGTCAGTTAGATGAGCCACGCAGAGAGGGTGGCCACTCACTTGCTAGTTGGGGTGAACGTCTAGGATTTGACAAGGGAGACCACGAAGACTGGTCCAAGTTTAGTGAAGAGATGTTGTCGTATTGTATAAGAGACACTGAGATAACAACCAAGCTATACAGAAGACTGAGGCTAAGAGAACTAAGTCAAGATGCACTGGAACTTGAGTACGCTATAAAGAAACACTGCACACAACAAGAGAACAATGGGTGGCACTTTGATTTTCATGGTGCAATGATGTTGCTACAAGATATTAATGAGGACTTGCGTAGTGTGGAAGAGGAAGTGCATAAGACATTCACACCACTTGCAGTGTGGAAAAGCAAGACACCGGTCAAGAACAGGTGGAAGAAAGGTGGTGGCAGGACTGTAGCATATCAAGCAGAGGTGGACTTACAGTGTCACACCAATGATGATGATGATTATGGGTACTGGCACTACCCTGAGTTTAATCTAGGTAGTAGACAGCAGGTGGGCAGGTACTTAATGCACTATGGTTGGAAACCTACAGAGTTTACTAACACAGGACTACCAAAGGTAGACGAGGGTACGCTCAAGGATGTTGACATACCTGAGGCCAAGTTGATAGCTAGGTACTTGATGCTACAGAAAAGACAGGGTCAGGTCAGCAGTTGGATAGATGAGTACAACCACACAACAGGAAGAATACATAGCAGAGTGCACACAATGGGAACTGTCACGCACCGCATGTCTAGTAGTAACCCGAACTTACAGCAAGTTACTGCAAGTAACAAGGAGTACGGACAAGAGATGCGTGGTTTGTTTACTGTTCCTGATGACAAAGTAATTGTAGGTGCTGACCTCAGTGGACTGGAGCTTAGATGTCTTGCCCACTATATGAAAGATGACAACTACACAGAAGAGATACTTAGTGGTGACATACACACAGCCAATCAAAAAGCTGCTGGACTTGCTACTCGTGATGAGTCCAAGCGATTCATCTATGCTTACCTGTATGGTGGCGGTGACAATCTGATAGGAAACATATGTGGTGGTGGCAAAGAACTGGGTAAGAAAGTAAAGGCACAGTTTCTAGACAATACACCAGCACTGCGTAACCTAAGAGTACGCATTGAAAAAGCCAGCAAGCGTGGCTGGATTAAGACACTTGATGGTCGCAAGGTACATGTGCGTAGTCCACACTCAGCACTGAACTTCTTGTTGCAGAGTGCAGGCTCAATCATAGCCAAGAGAGCGTGGGTTATATTTCATTCTCTTGCTAAGGACTATGAATACAAGCAGTTAGGTGTGATACATGATGAGATACAGATAGAGTGTGACTCATCAGATGCAGATGCAGTAGGCAAGCTAGTGGTTAAAGCAATGGAAGACACCACTAACTATTACAAATTAAACTGCCCGATTACAGGTGAGTATAAAATAGGTAAAACATGGAACGAGACGCACTAGTTATAGGGTAAAATACATACTAATTTTAATGAGAGGAGAAGAGACTATGAAGTCTATAAACACACTAATCCCTGACATCTACAATGTCATGGAGTCCAAGCAGTACGATGGTGACTTGAACTCTATTGCAATGCAGGCAGGTAGGGAAGTAGAAGATGCAATCAGAGATGCATTCACACCAAGAGAAGACAACAGAGGTTTGCGTATGTCTGGTATAGGTAGGTGTGAAAGAGCACAGTGGTACAGTTATAAAGGACACACCCCTGAACCAATCAAGGGTGAGGTATACCTGACTTTCTTACAAGGTCATGTACTAGAGGCTGTGCTTGTAGCTTTGATTAAACTATCAGGACATACAGTAACAGACCAGCAAAAGAAACACACGATTGAAGGTGTCAATGGTTCTCAGGATTGTACGATTGATGGTGAGTTAGTTGACATCAAGACAGCAAGTGCTTGGTCTTGGGAAAACAAATTCAAAGAGTCAGGCATAGCTGACGATGCGTTTGGTTACATCAAGCAACTGTCTGCTTATGGTAAAGGAGACAAGAGAAAGAAAGGATACTTCCTTGCTTTGAATAAAAACAAATCAACACTTAAGTTATGTGAGCAAGAACTAGAAAAAGACATAGACACTTACATCGTTGACTTGAAAGCTAAGATGGAATCAGACACACCACCTATGAGACTAGCTAACGCTACAACTTGGAACAAAGCTAAGACAGAAGAAAAGCTATGCATGACATGTGCGTTCTGTGGTTTTAAAGAGGATTGCTTTGGTAGTTTAGAAGCTAGGCCTATACCGTCTGGCAAAATAACTAATTACTTTGTAACAAACGGAGCCAACTTTTGAAACAACTACCAGAACTAAAGGCATACATCGCATCAACATATGATGTGTGCCTTATATGTGACGAGCTAGAGATTGAACCTCAAGAATTACTAGATGCTTTTGAAAAGAGACTGATAGAAAAACAAGACAGGTTTCTTGAGGACTTTGAGGAGAGCACATGGACTACATAGAACTAAGTCTGTCTTTCATATTGCTAGGTGCTGTTGGCATTTATGTCACACACAAGAGAGCATATGAAAAAGGAATTACTGATGCTGTGCTCATGCATAGAACAGGAAGATTAAAATATAGAGACTATCTAGATGACAACGGTGACAAGATGGTAGACATAGAGATAGAACCACTGGAGGATGAATGAAAAAATTACCAACTGATTACCAAAACTTTATTGCTCTTAGCAGGTATGCGAGGTGGCTACCTGAAAAGAACAGGAGAGAAACGTGGGAAGAAACAGTAGCTAGGTACTTCGACTTTATGGAGGAGCACCTAAGAGAGAACACTAACCAAGAGTTAGTACCCAAGACTCGTAAGATTCTTGAAGATGCAGTGCTTAACCTAGAAGTTATGCCTAGCATGAGAGCCTTGATGACTGCTGGCAAGGCACTTAAAGACAACAACATTGCAGGATATAACTGTGCTTACCTAAGCGTAGACCATCCCAAAGCATTTGATGAGTGCTTGTATGTACTCATGCATGGCACTGGTGTAGGCTTTAGTGTAGAGAGACAATTTATTAGAAAGCTACCAGAAGTACCAGAAGAAATGATTGATGTAGAAGACATTGTAGTTGTACAAGACAGCAAGGAAGGCTGGCAGTCTGCGTTTAGAAAACTAATTACATACCTATACAACGGAGAAATGCCTAAGTGGGACTTCTCTAAGATTAGACCTAAGGGTGCAAGGCTTGCTACCTTTGGTGGCAGAGCCAGTGGACCAGAGCCATTGCTTGACTTGTTTAACTTCTCTACTAATCTATTTAAAGATGCAGTGGGCAGACAGCTAACTAGCTATGAGTGTCATCGTATGATGTGTAAGATTGCAGAGGTTGTAGTAGTAGGTGGTGTGCGTAGGTCTGCACTAATCTCACTTAGTAACCTTACTGATGAGAGAATGCGTAGTGCCAAGTCTGGTCAGTGGTGGAGTGATACACCTGAGATGGCACTGAGTAACAACAGTGTGTGCTATACAGAGAAGCCAGACATAGGAATCTTTATGAAGGAGTGGACTTCTTTGTACGAGTCCAAGTCAGGTGAGCGTGGAATCTTTAACAGAGAAGCAGCAATTAAACAAGTAGCTTCTATAGGTAGACGTGACACTGACCATGAGTTTGGTTGTAATCCTTGTAGTGAAATCATCCTAAGAGATGGCCAGTTTTGTAACTTAACAGAGGTAGTGGTGCGTGCAGAAGACACACAGAAAGATATCCTCCGTAAGACAAGATTAGCCACCATACTGGGCACGTTTCAAGCAAGTCTTACAAACATTAAAAGACTTCGCCCTAAATGGGTACATAATACAGAGGAAGAAGCACTACTTGGTGTGTCATTGACTGGCATAATGGACAATGCGTTTATGAATGGTAGTAGTGAGGACAGAGGTTACTATGGCAAGAGAAGTTTGCCTGACTTCCTGTCTGACCTAAGAAAAGAGACAGTCAAAATTAATGAGCATTGGTCAGAGCTGTTGGGCATTAGTCAGTCTACTGCAACCACAGCCATCAAGCCTAGTGGTACAGTTAGTCAGTTGGTTGACAGTGCTAGTGGTGTACATACTAGACACAGTGACTACTATATACGCAGAGTTAGGGCAGATAGAAAAGACCCTATAGCCAGACTAATGGAAGACCAAGGCATACCTGCTGAAAATGATGTAATGAAACCTAACAGTGTCAAGGTGTTCTCGTTTCCTATGAAGGCTCCTGATGGTGCTGTTACTAGAAACGAAAGGAATGCTATTGAACAGCTAGAGCTGTGGCTTACATACCAAAGATACTACTGTGAGCACAAGCCTAGTGTAACCATAAGTGTCAGAGAACACGAGTGGATGGAAGTAGGAGCTTGGGTATACAAACACTTTGATGAGGTAAGTGGAGTTAGTTTCTTACCACACTCAGACCACACATACCAGCAAGCACCATACGAAGAGTGTGACAAAGAAACACACGACAAGTTGCTTAGTGAAATGCCTGAGGCAGTTGACTGGGATTTGATTAGTGAGTACGAGCTTACTGACCAGACAGTAGGAACTAAGACTCTTGCTTGTACTGGTAGCGTGTGTGAGTTAGTTGATTTAGTAGAAGAAGAGAGGGACACGGAATGATACACACCATAGTATTAATAATAGCAATGCAAGTTATTGTTGTTACACTAACAGGGTGTGCTACATTAGAAGATAAGATGCAACAGCTTCAATGTCACGCACCAGTAGATTCAAGTATGTGCACAGGCTGGCAGACTTGATGTGTCCCAAGCATTTAATTGCTTGGGTTTATGTTAAACCATAAAGGAGTAAAAATGTTAGAAAAAATAAAGAACGGTGCTGACGGAGCAATAGATGTTGGCATTAAGTTAATTAGCTTATCAATTATATTACAAGTAATCTTTGGACCAAAGGTAGCTTTCCTAACAGGAGATGTAATTGGTTCTATACTAGGTATAGTATGGACTTTAGGAAATGGTGGACTGGCCGGCATCATCGCAGCTGTCATCATCTGGAAGTTACTCGACAAAGATATTGTCGATGAGCTTAAAGACTAAAGCTAAAAACACTTGGGGTCTTGTCCGCATGGATGGGACTTCCAAGTTATACATGGAACTCAAAAGAAAAAAACAAAACAAACCACGGGACTTTTGGAGGAGCGACTGGAGAAAATGAATACAGATAATATTAATCCACAACATTACCAGCAAGGCAAGATAGAAGTAATAGACTTTATACTAGACCAGAAGATGAGCTACCTGACTGCATCAGCATGCAAGTACCTTTGCCGATGGGAACATAAACACTTGGGTGAAGGCAGACTAGATGACTTAAGAAAAGCAAGATGGTTCATTGAGAAACAGATAGAAGAAATACTCAAAGAGGAGAACATCAAGTGAAGATAAAGGGAGTGCTTCCATTACCCACATACACAAAGGGAAGAGGAGACAAGAAGAAAACAAATCTTCTTAGTCTTAATGTATTTAGAAACCTACACCATTTTTCTAAGAACAAAGTCAAGCAAGACTATGCTGACCTAGTAAGAGAGTTTGTAAAGACACTACCTAAATACAAAACAATACAGCCTAGCTACACACTGTACTTTAATAACAACAGAAAGAAAGACTTGGACAACTATACGTTTCCTATGCACAAGTTCTTAATGGATACATTAGTTGAAGAGGGTGTCATTGAAGATGACCATTATGATTTTGTTACTGAGATTACCACAGAGTTTGGTGGTATTAATGATGACAACTATGTTGTTGTAGAAATAAAGGGAGAAGAGCATGTCGCTAAATAAAAGCAAGGACATTAAAGAGATGCGTAAGTTTGATGTTGACCTAGAGTTTGGTCAGCAATGGGAGAAGTATGTAGATGAGTTGTTCTCTGGTGCTAAGAAGTGTGAGATTAAAACAGAGAGAGACACATGGGCCAAGACCGGCAACATATGTATTGAAGTTGAAAGCTATGGTAAGCCATCAGGGTTAGCCAGCACAGAGGCTGATGTTTGGGTACACAATCTAGTTAAAGACAATGAGCTGTGTGCTAGTCTTGTGTTTAATACAGACAAGCTACGCAAAGTAATCGAAGAGATGAAACCTTTTACAGTATATGGTGGTGACAACAAAGCATCTAAGCTACACCTAGTTGATATAAATAAACTACTTAACGCTATCGCAACCTAGTAACAACAACACCGACATCTCCAGAAGATGTCTCAGAAACTTTAAAGTCCGGCCCAAGAATTGACCTTATGAAGTCCATTAGTTCTTGCTTGGTAAATCCTTTTTGGAATGTGTCCTTGCCAGTAATTACTCCGTCTTGATAAGGTCTTGGGTTGACAAGACTTTTTAAGAATCCCCTACCTCTAGCCATAATAACAGCCTTGCCTCCAACAGCTAGGCTCTTGCCTATTCCCCTGACTGCCTCAACTCTTTGTTGTCTAGGTAGTACATTCAATACAGCATTATTAATTACACCATTGTATTCTCTGCTAATTTGAGATGCGTCTGTGTATGTAGGTGTAAACCCACCTTTTGGAAATGGCTCAAAAGAATCAAAGCCCATTTCTTCAGATGCCCTGCCTAAACCTGCACCATAATCAAGTATATCCTCAGCAGGCACATCCTTAAAGTGCTTATCCTTTACCTTTCTGTATGTACTTACAGTATTAGAAACTTGAGTGTCACCTGATTTAGTAATGTCATAACCTTGCTCTGACATTTCCATGTCATTGTCTATGCTCTTCTGCATTTCAGGAAACACTTGTGTCTCTATGAATCCATTACCCGTACCCATTGCACATACCTTAGGCATTAGTCATCTCCTACTGCTTCTGCACCTAGAGCACCGACTGAAGCTCTAAGTATTAAATCAAAAAATTCCTCAGGTCCTTTGGCCATTGTACCTGCAAGACCTTCACCATACAGAGATGCTATGAAGTCATCTAAAGTACCAACAACTGGGCCACCCATGTATGCAGCCAGTGAAGTTTCACCAACTAAAGGTATACCAACAGCACCGACTAAATCAAGAGGACCACGCTCATAGTCACTGCCCCTAATCTCATCTTTAATTGCCATTGCCAATGCAGCAGCACCCAGTGCTGTTCCAATCGCAGCCAAGGTAGACATCTGTCCCATCAAATCTGCTGTACAACTTTTCGGATTCAGTTTTCTTATTGCTCTCTTAGCAATTGTATTACCAAATAGTATAGGAAAAGATTTTAATTGGGAGAACAACTGGTAGTCAGGGTTTGACATCCATAATGGTCTGTTGGTAGCCAATGGCTCAAGAGCAACATCAGTTACCATCTTACGCATCCAAGGCAACATCAAGTCCCTTACTCTTGTTTGTGTACCATCACTTTTTGTTATAACTGTGTTAAGAAAATCATCATTAATTATGTCAATCTTGTTTCCACCTGCCCTGTATATAGAAGCAAAGTCCTCTATGGTCATGCCATTTTCTTTTAGTTCTTCCTCCAGTCTTCTTCTTCTGGCAGGCTTCATTCTTTTAAGAGCTTTAGCTTCACTCTCTATTCTTTTAAGTGCAGCAGTCGCAGCCCATCCTCGAACAAAGTTAGTGTACTGAGTAAGAAATAATCCGGCAGGCATTCTAAAAAACACATTAACCCATTTGTTAGCATCACCTGCAAACATCTTCTCAGTTCTTTCTGTATTTCTAGGGTCTAAAGCAAAGCCTGTAAGTCTAATTAAATCTCTGGCAAAGTTTGATGTAGCACCCTTACCAACACCACCCGAATAAAGACTACGCTTGATTCCTGCAAGAGCATGAACAGCCATAGCAGGTGCAGCTTTTAATGTATTGACAATACCATTCCTTTGTATTATCCAAGCAGGCTCTGTAATCGAAGATATGGTAGCCATTCCAAGATACTTAAATGTAGCTGCTGCTGCAACTTTTCTCATTAAGTCTTGTCTTGCTCTGCCTGCATCATCTTGTGGTCTTTTAAATGTGTGGTGCACAGCATCATACAAATCCCACATCTGTTGTGCATCCTTGTTTCCTATTACTTTGTTCTCTAGTAAGTAATTAATGTCCTCATTTAATCTGTTAGCTTTGTTTGAACCAAAAGCCTGTGCTGATGCAATTCGTGTAGATGCATTCATCAAGTAGTCATTGATAGAAGTCATAGGACTGTTGCTTCTAAACTCATCTGGAATTCTGCTGAACCTAGCGTCTCTTTGTTTTTCAAACGATGGTCTGTCTACTCCAGTCCTGTTGTCTGAATTTCTTATCTGTTCTGACGTTAGTACTGATGGGTCTTGTCCATTGAGAACTGCATTAAGTATGTCTTGCTTAATAGCATCATCAGTTATACCAACTCCTTTCTGTTTCTTACCATCACTGTCTATGTAACTTTCACCTAAAGTATCTAAGAAACGCTGAGGGTTAGCCTCGACTGCTTCCCTGTTCCATCCACGAGTTAAGTAATCTTTTTGGTATCCAACTTCTAGACCATCCTTTCCTAATGTTTTAGATAAAGTTTTGTAAACATTATCATAGTTCTTTCTAGTAGATTTTATGTCATTATTTAATTCTTTAAACTTTTTCTCACCAAGTTGTTTTCTAACTTCGGATGCAAGAGCAGGGTCAATCTTTTTCTCCATGCCTTGTCCAAAGTATTTGTCAATGTTCTGACCTACCTTACTACCCATCTTACCTACCATTGGATAAGAGCTTTCCCACTTGTCTCTTATGTCAGCAAACGGTACAACAAAATCACTGATGTTTAAGTTCTTTAATGAGTTAAAAGATAGTTCTGACTGGAATTCTCCTGTCCCACTTTCGGCAGGGGCAAATCTTCTTAGTGTTCTGTTAAGACGATAGTATGCCTCACCTGTCTTGGTGTTTGCACGTTGCCTTTCTATCATGTCAGTAGACCTGTTGAGCAAGAAGTCTGTAGTTCCTGTCTTTAGGTTTTCAAATTGAGTTTTAGGAAGTCTAGTGAAGTCTACTCTTTCAGGTATTACATCTTCTACAGGTATTAGTTCTTTTATTTTAGCATCTAGCTCAGGTCCTTCATACTTATCTAAAAGTTCTTGGTATTGTTTGTCGTAGTCTTTTACTCCTGTAGCAAAATCATCACCTGCTTTTTGTAGCTCACCTAGGTTGTAAGCATCTAGTCCACGCTGTGCTTGTTTAGCTTCTCTTCTATTCTGAGTAGCATCCCTGTAACCAGAGATAGTACCGAATGATGTACCGCCTGCAAGACCTGCTGCTGATTGTCCTAATGTCTCATCCCAGCTTAAGTCCTTTCCTCTTGTCTTAGATGTGAGCTCAGCTATTATGTTTTGAATACCCTCAGTTCCTGCTTCATACAGTCCAATAGCTGTAGACTTCTTAAGTCCAGTAAAGAATGCATTTGCAAACTGAGTCTTTTCATAGTTGTTTAATTTACTAGCCCACTTAGTCAGTTGTTCTTTAACATCTATTTGTGAACCGGGTGTAAATCCTTTAGCTACTTTACCGGGAGCAATAGAATCTAGTGCTGTGTTAAGTGCAGTTGCAAAAAGAAGATTAGCTTTCTCTCCTGCATCAAAGTCTTTTACTTCTTTGCCTGCATTTTCTACATGTGTTCTTCCTACATCATCTAGGTTTAATAGACCACGAAACAAACCTGCAGTTGCAATTGTTCCTCCAACACCAAGTCCTGCTACTGCTGCTGCTACTGATGCAGCTACTGTAGCACCCATGCTTGCTGCATTTTCTGATGCTCTTTCAAGTGCCCAGCCTACCTTGTCCCAACCTTCTGCCTCTAGAAAACTAGTGTCATATATAGGTTGGTAATCTTCTTTTCCTAACTCACCAGAATCTTCTAGTTTATTGCCCCAGTCAGACAGGAATGTACTAGTTCCTAGTATGTCATCAACAGTTTGAAGGGAACCACCAAATTGTATTTTAAAATTGTCCCAGCTTGTAGCAAGAGGGTCATTCTTTGCACCTGCAAGTCCTGAAAAACCATCAGCTGCTATTCCAGAAAAGCTATCACCTAAACTAGTAATCCCTAATTGTTCTTCTTCCTCTTGGCCGAATCCAAAAATTGCCATACTAACTATTCCTTAAATAATGTCAGACCACCAGCTTTTCTTTTTGCCGGATTCTAGTTTTTCTTTTTCTTCTCTTAGTTCCTTAAGTCTTTTTTCTTTGTCTGCTTTTGCTTGGTCTTCTTCTGCAATCATATTAGCAACAGCAAGAGTGTCTGGTATAACACCATTAGTCATAGTCATTTGAACCATTCGCTCTCTAATTCTTAAAGCTGCTGCATTAACTCTGTTATCAACATCTTCTGGTGAGTCTCCACCAATCATACCAAACAAAAATCCTTTGTCTTTCTTGTTTTCAAACGCCCCTTGTAAGGCAGCTCCGATGTCTGATGTGCTTGGTATTGCTGCTCTTAATGATGAGAATGAAGGAGTACCACTTTTTTGAGAAGCGTTGTAATCCATTACATTGTTCATGTGTTGTATTCTGTCTTCTCTTAATTGTTGTGAAGGAGTCTTAGCAGGTCTGTACTTCATAGGTGTACCAATGTATGCTAATGTGTCAAACAATTCTTTTGCCCTGTTGTTTCCCGGAACATCACCTGCTCTCTGTCCAAACCACCAGTCTTTGTTTTCTCCGGATAAAGGACTCAATAACTTGCTGATGTTAAACCCATCAAGTACAGAATTAAATACGTTAGTACCACCACCAGAACTTGTTGTCGTTCCCATTAAACTAGTAGAAGGTGCTTGTGTACTTACTAATCCTTGGTTAGTGGAAGAAGTACTAGAACTGCTAGTAGCATCAGTATTATTAACATTAGTAGTGCCTTCATTTTCAGTTCTCGTTATTTCATCATCTAATTCTTTAAGGGATTTGTTTATTTCATCTTCAGTAAGAGTTCTTTCACCATCTTTGGTTTTGTCTGGATTGCCTGTTACTCCTGCTGAATCTAATAACCAACCCAACATACCATCACCATTCTTACCATCAAGAATAATCTTGTCTACCTTGTCTGCAATAGGTGTTATTATATTGTCTAGTATAACAGTTGTTTCGCCCTCTAAAAAACCACTCTCACTGACTGCTGCTCCAGCAGCATCAATAGCATTTACAATTGAGTCATTAATACTCTGCATAGTCAAAGGTTCTTTGTCAGCATCTTTTGCAGGGTCTTGTCCTGCTGTACTTAAGTCTAGCAAATCTGTAGCTAACGGTATAAACTCACTAACTTTTTTCTTAGCTGCTTCATACATGCTGGTGTAGTTGTCAGGGTCAAACCAGTCACCAAATATATTTACATCAGATTCTGTTGGTTTTTCTGATTCTATGTCAGACATTAAACTTGTAGCAACTTGGTCAGATGTGACTGGGTCTTTAACAAGACCTTCTCTAACCTGTCCTTGTTGCATTCTGTTCTGGTCTGCTAAAAGACCTTGTATATATCTCTGTCTATTCTCTTCATCAACATCCGCCTGTGCAATTTGTGCAAGAGCATCCTCAACACGAGCTTCTTCTGCTGCTCTAACTGCA